GCACTGCCAAGTGCACCTCCATCGGAGATGACCATTGGTCCTCCTCACGCGGGATTGGTTACCCGCCACCGGCCTTATAAGGCCGGTGCCTTCCTGAGCTTGATGTCGACGGACTCAGGGCGTCCATAACGCTCTAGATGCTCCCTGTCAACGAATGGCTCTTCGCTGCGCTTAAGGAAGAATTTAAGCAAGGCACCAGCACCCTCCAGTTTGTCTTCTGGAAGCTTGCTGACTACCACCATGCCCCGGACGATTGGGACCTGGAGGTCAGAGTGGTAACCATGGGTCTCATGACCCGTGAAGTTCCACTTGCCCAGTATCGGAGAGTTCTGGCCAACCGCAGGAAAAGGAATAATCCCCTCAACCAAGTTGTCCAGATACCTCGTCGTTCTCCACAACCCTCTTTTGTAAAGTTGGTTGCGGAGTGACACGAGCGAGATAATCTCCGGAGCGTCACCCCGTTGTGTTGGGAAAACTCTTCGGACGCGAACGACGGAAACGTCTTCGCCCTTGTAGTAATCCCTTCCGCAAGACTCTCTGAAATAACCAGACCAGAAAGACTTGCTAGCATTCACTCGGAACCCAAAAGCTTCGAGTCTGCTAACAACAGGACGCACAAAACGGACGGGGACAATGATATCATCCCCGTACGTGCGCACCTGGCCCCTAAACGACTTAAGGTCGTCTCGGGTCAGTGGCCTTCTTAGCTCATCCTGGATCCCCAAGAAAATCACCGTCATGAAGACAAATGACTCAAAGGGGAAACAGAGAGCTGAACCCATAGACGCAAACTTGCTTAGCCTAACGGTCTTACCGCCAAACTTTGCAGGTGTAACAGCCTTCCGGGACCGTGTAGCATCCACAGCCTCACTTAGGTGAGGGTGATTCTGCAGCATGGTCCTTACGAGCTGATTAGAGACACGATCAGATGCTTCGCTCAGATCGAGCGTTGCTAGGTCACCGTAAAGTGAGCCCAAGCGGGCAAGCTCCTGGTTAGGAACGTTGCTTCGCCATTTGACAAAGTGGTTGAAGTTGTCATCTCCAATACCAGCTTTCTCGATCGCTTCAAGGAGCCCTTGCTGTGCATATTGCATGGCAGTCGGCTCGATAGCAATGATTCGAGGTGTCTTTAGCGTTTTAGGAACTAGAGTGACTTTAACGGGTCGCTCTTGTCCGGGTTCGAGCCAGTCAATACGGTCAAGGTTAGAGAGGTATCTCCAATTCGGAAGTAGAAACTTCCCAGCTGGAAACACGCTTTCGAGCCTATCGGTCCACTCTGTCTGATTAAACTTTTGGTTACCCTTAAGTCGATCAGCGGTGGCGCCGGGTCCGTGCTTCGGGACGATTTCATAATCAGCAACGGCTTTATCAACCGCGCTGAAGAGATCCGCCCAAAGCAAGCGGGAGATGCGATGAAAGTCCTCAGTTTCCTGAGGTCCTCTCGCAAGGTCCGCTTCTTTGACTGACTGCTCACACTGGAAATAACCATCAATCGCCGCTCTTTCTCGTGCATCACTGCACGGCAGAAGTATCTTGCCAAACATCAGCGTAAGCTGGCGGATGGCGTAGATTGCGTCGACTGATGGAGAATCCAGAAGAAGACCAGTTCCACGGTCAAACACATGATCGAAGAAACCTCCGAGAAAACGGGGGAGACTACCAGTGAAGGCAAAGCCCTGAAACTGGTTGCGATCTACTCGGCCCTCTACCAGACTTTTTTGGAAGTCTGTGCAGAAAGCCGGTAAGGTGATAGTCAGAAATGACTCACCTTCGTGTTTGACGCGAGCCTGGACAGTTTTAAAGTCCAGGCTGGTGCTGGTGCAACACCAAGTGGCTAGCTCTGCTGCCACTTCCTGCCAGAGTAACATAAGGCTTTTCAAGCCGGCTCCTTAAATAGAGTTCGTGCTTCCATAGCCATGTGTTACGCAGATGGAATTGATTTAGTCCTGTGCTAGTTCTCTCCTCCGAGGAGTTGAGTAATCTTGGCACCCGAGGTTGCAGTGAGGGCGGCGATAAAACCGTCCGCGAGCTGCTTGAGCTCCGTGTTCGTAAAACCAACGGGAGGAGCGTCAACCACCATGGAAATCGTGGTGGAGTACTTGACGTTCTGACCGGTGATCAGCGGATCAGGAGCAACCTTGGACTGATTAAGCCGGATGGTCCGACGTGTGCGCTTCCCGTAGGCATGCGCGACGGACAACTGCATGTTCCCATCCGCGGCGGTAAAGGTGCCAGTATTGACACCCGAACTCGTTCGCGGCAAGGAGACTGCAACGGCGTTAACAGTAACGGACTGGGGATCTGCGAAGGACATGGCATTACTCTTTCAGTTGAATTTGTGTCGAGGCCCTTGTAAGGACCTCTAAGACCAGATTGCCCCCTCTTGTAAGAGTAGAGAAATCAGCAGCGGTGTAATTACCGCCTAGGACCATTAGAAATACCGATGGCCCCTAGTATGGCTGATTGCCGCCCGTTCAGGGCGGTCATGTCAAAGCCGAAACCAAATGGGGTTGCCCTGTACCTCTGCTGCGACTTTGTAGTCACAGACATTGATACAGGTCCATTGGATTTCCCCTCCTGTTTGGGGAGACCTCCATGGAGCGTGTAGGTTACTTTTGCTGTCTTTTCTTGCATTATGTAACCATAGCGCATTACCAGGCCATCCTGGGAGAACCGAGAGACGTTATGTATTGCGTCTCCTACGGATCCTTCCCAGTCTAGGGCCCAACTCCAGGGTGCAAGGTTCCACACAGTCGCGGGCGTAAGCTCGAGACCGTACAGTTTCCTTGCCTCGGCAGCTTGCCGACCAATCTTGTCTGGGAGTGTATTACCCAGATTTAAATGGTAGGTGAAGCAACCAGAAAACCACGAGCGCGTCTTTACTTCAACGTGCTCTGTGAGAATCCCCGCCCCGTCATATTGGTAAGTTGGGAGCGAAAAGCCACCGGGTAGGTAGCAATACCGCCCACCAATCTTGCCCTCCGTGACGGAGGCTTCCTCAGGGAAAGCGTACTTTCGTCTGATGTTCTTTCCTGAATCCCTTTCAAGCTGTTTCAGAATCTTTTCGGACTCTGTTACAGCCTGGGCGGTTTTCATTAGATCGGACACGATCGGTTTCCAGCCAAACTCGAGATTTACGTACTCGGATCCGTATTTACGGTAGTCCTTGAACTTGGTCTTAAGTAGCTCTTTACCGATGAGCTTGGGCACTCCTGCCTTCAGCTCTCCGAGGAAAGTTGCACCATCGACGACGGGGTTAGTCGGCAGACACTTTGCTACAGCCCGCGTTCCAAGACGCCCCATTGCTAGGGCGTCAATTGGTTTCGCGAGCTGCTCAGAGTATCTGATCGCAGCATACGGGTCTATCGGCCAAGCAGGCCCGATATACCGGTTTCCAAACGACCGTTCACCATAAAAGGTGCCGGGCGTAAAGTTACTTAACGTAGTGCTGAGATGGAGGAAATCTCCTCCCACGTCGCCCCTGGCACGGTTGGTTGAATACCAGCCGTGCCCGCTTGATACGAGCGTTTCTAATGCTCGTATCGGAAGAGAAGTTCCCTTGGTTATTACACCAGGGGAAGGGTCAGTAGTCCAGTTGTACTGGCTATGACGTTCGTATGTCTGTGGACCGTAAAGATCCACCATACGCTTCTTTTCCACCATGAGGGTTCCATTTGATAGTAGGGAACACGACGTTACTGTCGTGTTGGTGTTGTACCAAAGCACCGTGCGGCTCTCACGAGCC